CCTGCTGAACACCTTTCTGTCCCAGCACAGTACCTTCTTGAGCCCCGAGAGAGGCTTTCATAAACTGAGCACCAACCTTGAGACCGCCGTAAAATTTCTGGATGGTAGTGTTTTGGTCAGTGCTTACAGTGCGCTCATAGCTCTTATTAACAACGTCTTTCTTAAGGTCAAACAGGGTTGCACTGACCAAAGGATCAATCTTGGCAGCCCTAAAGGCCTCAGGAACGTCTGCATAGGGTTGCATCAGCTCTTGAGCCTTAGCAGCCATTGCAGCAGCTCTCTGGTCTACAGGAAGCTCAGCAAGACGCTCTGCAGACTTTTTACCCCAAGAGGCAAGACCAATAGCGACTTCCTTACCAGCGTTAGTAGCTTTGCTGTCGTAATAAAAGTAGTTAACCCAGGGGTTGCTTAGTTGGTTTTGGCGAGCCAGATCGTCGTCACCTTTAGCCTTGAGTTGCTTGGTCTCTGCAGCGTTTTCAAGGGAGTCCCGATAAGCAGTAGCTTCAGAAGCAAGGATACGTTCTGCTTGTTGTTTCTTCTCTGCTTTGTAATTTTCAAACAGCATCTCAGAGGTAGTTTGAAATACCCCTTCTTTACCGAGAAAATCTTGGATGCTTTTAATAGCCTCTTCGGCTTGGTAGTTCTTCTGGAACGTAGCTCCATACATCAACTGACCACCAAGCTGCTGAGGGGTATCCCTAGGAGCAGCAGGTTCTGGCAGAGCAGCAGGACGCTCAGGGTTTGCTACCAGATCACGAATCTGGCGCTGAGGGGAGATTCCAAAGCTGCTTGTCATTGAGATTCCTCAGTGGTAGGTGCAGGTGTAATAGCTGGTTTAGCTCCAGAATAAGAGGAGGCAGGAGCAACAGGCTTAGGAGCAGGAGGCTGCATAGCCTTGTAGTTCATAAAAGCGTTTAGACCAATAGTGCCGATGTTGAACGCCAAAGCAGAAGCACTGGGACCCATAACAGGCGTAGGATCTACCGTTTCAATAGGCAGAGGAGCCAAAGGCTTAACAGGATCAGCAACAGGACGAGGGGTGTAGAACTGAACCTGATTGACAGCGTTTTCTCGTGCCACGTTCAGGGCTTCACCAGCTCGTGTTTTATCAGCAATTCGGAAATTACGAGTAATTTGACGGTTGCTGAGGTTAGCCAAGTACTGCTGTTGATACTGGTTTTGCAGCCTTTCAACAGAACGACCAACCTGACCGCTAGAAACTTTCTTGGCAGAAGCAGCAATCGACTGAGCACGGATATTTTCCATCTCAATCGTTTCCTTAGCCTCTTCTTCGTAAAACCGACCCTCAAGGTCAGCCAGTTGCCGCTCAAAGTTTTTGGTAGCTGAAGTGGATACAGCACCTTTAAACGTTGCTTGCTGCTCAGCTAACTGCTGCTCATACTGTCGAACCTTTTCAACGTAGTCAGACTCTCGATACCAAGAGTTCAACTGATACTCGTAGTTACGGTAGTTCTCTCGGCTTTGAGAGGCATAACGAGTCCAGTATTCAGTTTGAGCTGCAGCGTTGTAACGATCAGTTTCTGTTTGCTTTAGTTGGTAATCAAAAAGAGCTGCAGTAGTACCCATACCAAACTGGGCAATACTGAGGATTGAAGGCAGATCAAAGATCCCAGAGCCCTGTTTAGAAGCCATTAACCGTACTTCCTCGCTACATCAAAGTACAGACCAGTCCATTCAAGAGCTATGAACTTAGCCTGGTCAATGCTGTCGTTCACTAGCTCCACTGTAACTTGGTCATTCTTGCTTTGGATATAAGCCCTAAACTTGGCTTCCTCAAACGGCTCTTCCTCGCTAATAACGATGTTTCCGTTTAGAGGGTCCCTACGGTCAAACTCATAGGTAATCGTATCCCTGTGCTTAGGACTCACTTCAACAGTGAAGTACCTTGCATCGTTGTAATAAATATCCAAGTATCGCAGTTGAAGACGACCAGTACGATTACCAATAAAAGTGTTCTCGGTCGCTGTTCTGCTATACGGCATAAGTTGAGGCGGTTGGTAAGTAAACGTAAATTGCTCACCAAAGACCCAAGAGCTACTTGAAAAATCACCAATGCTGTCGCAAACAAAACTGGTAACACCTGCAGGAACGTTGTTAGCCACGATCCAACGTTTTTCAGATTCCGAACCACTTGCACTGTTTTGTTTAATAATTACAAACTGACTGGTGTTAACAGTCCTGTAAGGCAACGTAACGGTTGTTTTGTTAGTAGCTGCAGAGTAGCTAAAGCTCGCGGTACCAATATCAGTGGTAATTGAGCTGGAAATTTGACGATCAAGCAGGAACAGATTTCCGCTTTCCTGAGGCGGCCTAGAAGCGTTAACGCCCTCAAGGTAGTACTCAGTGTTAGCACCGTTAACGTAGCTTACCAGCTTGAACAGAGTACCCTCAACAAAGTCACACCAATAGATGTTTTTGTTAGGGAAAGTCCATTTGTGCCAAGCGTTTTGTCTGTTGGTCAAGGATCCACCAGAGGCTTCCCAGAAGAATTGGTACACATACAGCGAATCTGGATCATCTTTGCTAAGAGCTACCAAATACTGATCAGTACGGCTTACAGCAAGTGAATCAATGTTTTTAGGAATGTATTTAGGAATGGTTTCTGTAATAACTGCTGTTTGACCCAGGTTGATACCCACCGTGCGGTCAGTCGTAATAAACGTGTGGAAACCAGTGAAGTCACCTTCTTTGACAGGAAACAGTACTTGAGGACCAACCTGCTCAGGCTTTACCTTCGACTCCATACTGATGGAGCTAATACGACCCACAGAGGCTGTCTCAGGGCTAAACGTAACGTTGTCACCTGAGTACAGACGGAACTGGTTTTCGTTGGAAAACAACACAAGTTCGTCCTGCTGCTGCAACGCGTAGTTCAACACAGCAACGTCGTTACTGACAGCGGTAAGGTCAATAGGGTCGCTGTCTACAACTTGAAGGGCTGACTGTTGCCAAAAGTTGTAATAGTCTCCAGACTCACTCAGGATAACGTTTTCACCACTGACAAATCCAAGACGGTTTTTAAAAAACACAAGGTCGTTGATTGTGCTGTCAACAAACGAAGGTCCAGGTAGTTCATCTTCATCACCAGCTAGTCGAGTGCCCCAACCAGGTAACGTGAAAGAAACAGTGCTGTCGGTGTAGGTCGTACCGCTAAATGGCTGAAAAGTAAACCTTGTAAGGCCACTAGCGTTTCGGTAGTAAACAAACGCATGAGGCATCGTGTTGTCGTCTAGAAGCCCCCTAGAGCCCCATCCAGCAGCCTCTTCCCACACACCACGACCGAAGTCACCGTTAGTTGTGGTGTTCTCAGCGTTAAACGTCAGGTAGTACGAACTTTGATCTGAAGAGCCATCAGGAGCAACAAGAACCGTATAACCCTCCCAGGAGGTCGGAGGAAGCTCTGTAATGCTGGTGACCTGATTGGTAAAACCAGACATCAACGTGTTGCCTCGTGCATCGTGAGCTACAAAGCTTTTGAAGTAACGAGAACTGCTTGTGAGGCCAATAAGGATTTGAGAATCTTTGACGGTAAAAGTCAGTTCGTTGTGAATGTCACCTTGATCAAGACCATCGCCAATCGTCAAAGTTGTAGAACCGTTGGCAGTGGCGTTTACGGCTGTACCAGCTTCGTTGACAAGAGTAAAGCTTGTAGTACCTATAGATCCAATAAAAGTATTTGCAGGAATACCAGTACCACTTACGGTCTCACCAACAGCAATTGAATTAATATCTGTAGCCGTAACGCTGCTAACGGTGCTGCTGCCAATAGAAAGTGAACCAGTAATGGTTTGAGTTGCACTTACTAATTTTTGAGCAATAGTTTCAGTACTAACAACGTTTGCATCGCCACTTGAATCAGTCAAAGATGGGCTGATGTAATGACCTCTGATAACGTCGTTGTTATCAAGCGTGATAGTGATTGCATACTCAGTGTCATAGTCAACCAATTTGACCCACACCTGAGCCTTGGTAGGACGGTAGACAGAGCTAATGCTGCTGACGTTGTATCTGGTAAGAGTCTCTGCTGCGTCGTAAGCAGTCTCTTTTTGGACGTTAGTTACAAAGACGTAATCTTGAAACGACGTAGCCCTAAACCGATCACGAGCCCTACCAGATCCACGGAGGTAACCAAGATTGGTGGAGGTAATGTTGGCAAAAGTTTGCTCAACTGGCACAACGGAAGGAAGGATACCGCTAATAGGTTCAACATTGGAAACGCCAGAAACAAACGTATAGCTTGACTCAACAGTCAGCGTTACTCCAGTCGTTGTAGCAGTTGCATTTTTGCTGAGAGTGATGCGAGAGCCAGCAGTATCAATATCAACAATGGTCGTTCCGCTAGGTACACCACTACCTGTTACACCAGCTCCGACAAACAAATCTGTCATGGAGCTTACAGAAGTCACCACAGCAGAACCACTAGTAATATTCCCAGTACGAGATACGGTACGGCTGTCGTCAGCAACAATGAGAATAAATCGCTCATCACTACTACGGTTGTAAACAAAAACCCAGGCCTCATTCCACTTGATGGGGTTAGTAAGGGTCAAGCCACCAGCATTCTTGGTCAGCGTATCAATACGCTTTACAGGCACAGAACCTAGCCGTTTCTTAAGACCCTCAACAAGGTCACAATTTCCGTTTTCAAGGACTTTGGCAAAACCAGGCAGCACAAAGCTATCGGCTTGCTGGTTTACACCTTTATTGAGAGGGCCAATGATTTGGCTAAAAAGTTCTCTTGACATCAGCGGCTCAGAATATCGGGACCAAAGTTAGTGATCACACGGCCACCATACATATCGTCAGGACCGCTGATGAAGTTGTAGTTTTGAGCCATGTCCTCAGTACGCTTAAGGATTTGCAAGGCTCGTTCTTCATCTTCTCCGGTGTAAGCCTCAAGACTGGCAGAAGTCACAGCTCGATTAGCAAACATCCGACCAGCACGGATCATGATGTAGCGACGACCAGTTTCAGGAATACTGTCCCAGTCAAGTTCTTCAACAATCTCAGCTACAAGATCGCTGGTGTTACCAATAACTGCTACACCAAAACTACCTCTCAAATCGTATGAGTTCCTAATGCGATCAAAAAGCCTAAGACCACGAAGAACAAACCTTTGAGATGGATAGGTAAGCGGATTGAACCGAACAGCAAGGGTGTTGCTAGGAAGCTGGGATTGACCTGTAGAAGCGTCCAGAGGAATGGAGTCATACAGCATTGTGTTCCAAGACCACCCAGCACCTTGAACCTCTCGGCTCACTTCATCCAGAGTACGCTCTGCAAGACTTGCGTCACCAGTCAAAGGAGCATTAAGACTATTTACAGGAGCCTCACCAATAATGGCGAGAAGAGTGTTAACTGCACTGAGTTTACTAGTCGCCATTATTGCAACAAAAAAGGGGAAACATTTCTGCCTCCCCTCATTGTATTGGTAATTAACTAGAAGCTAGTTAATCAATACGGGTTGCCGTCGTGAAGCAGGCTCACTGCACACTCAGGACGCAGGATGCCGTGACCCACAGCGTAGCTGGCAACCATCATGGTCGATTGAGTCATGGCCTTATACTCAGCGCCGGTCATCTGCATCGACACATCCTTCAGTGCCACGGTACCCACAGCTTCCTTGGAGAAGCACAGGCCGAAGCAGTTAGCGATGGACGAGGTGTTGCCTTGCTCATCCTGGTAGTAATCGTAGGTACCAGAAGCAGCATCGCCGTTAGAACCGTCCTTACCGTTGATGTAGTTAGGACGCTCACCACGGGTCACAGCAGACTGGTTGCTCAGACCAACATAGGTCTGGT